TTAAATAAACTAGCGCATTTTAATGAATAACTAGTTCCCTTATTTGATAAGGTCATCGACATAGTAGTTATTTCAAATGGGATTACATTTATACTATCAATTACGTGGGGTTGATTATTATTATAATCATCTAAATAACCGACAAAAATAATTTTTAATCCGAAAGTTAAACTTTCAATTGCCATTGATATATCAGCGCCGTCACTAAGTCCGGCAGATGATTGTGCAGCTATTAATAATATAGCTGGGAAATCCATAGTAAACGGTTCTAAAATGGACATATTTAGAAGCGTCATAACTTCTAAACTAAAACCTAAGCTTTTCTCGGGTGTATTTTGAAATACGTGAGAAATCTCCAAATCCACAATACTAAAATCGGCATCTTGCATTGAATTGTAAATAACCGAATATTTGTTCCCGGCTGATGTTGTTTTTGCAGTATATCTATCTGCTGCATTATCTGGGTGCGAATATCTACTTAAATCAGATTTATCTTCTGTATTATCGATATCAGCGAATGTGGTTTCAACTGATGGGCCGGCTAATAAAATAAAATGATATGAGTAGCTTCTATATTTGTGGAGTGGATTTGGTGTAGCTGACATTAAATTAATCCCATATGAAATCGTTTGATTGTAGGTAATTGAATTTGCAATCCTTCTACTAATTCATTAACCTCTAATATATTATTATATTGCATAACGAACCAAGCGACGTCACTTCTACCGAAATAATCAAAAGCGATCATATGGGGTTTTTTACTGTATTTTTTATCAATCGTAATAGTTATGTCATCATATGACTTAGTAAAGATTTGTCTATTCCACCAACCGGGTTTTTTTAGATCGTCAACCGATCCACCTATTTTATATCTACTATATTGATTCATAATTAAAATGATGGTAAAATGCCTTGTTTAAAAGAATATAAGTTAAACTTTTCAAATTCAACTGCGGAATGTTGTTCTAATAATGAAACTGTAACTGTTGTTATTATAGGAAACGGAACACCGCCTAATTGATCATCATTCGATTCGGCTAATGTTGGGATATAATCAACGTCATTAGGATATGACATACTAAAGTTTTCTAAGACTACCGGTATTTTTACCATATGACCTCTATTTGTTTCTGAAGCATATGCGGAAAATAATAAAACTTCGGGTGGTGCACCTAACCAATTTTTTAATTGGTCGCCCATTGGGCCGCTAGTATCACCAAAATAAGCTTTAGTCCAAGCTCTTAGTGTTAATACTTTTTTTAAATTGCGTCTAGCTTCTAATGCGTTTCTAGATACTAATTTAATATCACCAAGATCGAATTTTCGACTAGGTGAATTTTCGTATGGATGGTAATTACCAATTAAATGAGTTGGATTTAATGTTCCGTAAATTGCTGAATTTTGCTCTGATATTGTAGGCATGGTATTAAAAACGACCAAGTCTTTACTAATAGTTCCTTCTAATCTTATTTTAAATTTATTATCTAATTCATCCGGGGTCATTGATTTGCCTAAATTAATACATATAAAGTATTGATTATTTATGTTAAATCCGGTATAATCATTAAAATTTACGTTAATTCACGGAGTGAAAGATGTCGAAAAAAAGAATACCAAGAAACTACTTAAGTAACGCCAATTTATTGGAGCAGTTGGCTTTAAGTAGACAAAAGGGTGAAATGACCCACGAATTTTCAAAAATGATTATGTTATTATGTGAGCGGTATTCTAAAAAAAGCAACTTCGCACGGTACACATTTATTGCTGATATGCAAAGTTATGCTATATTAAATATTGTAAAAAATTGGAGATCATTTGATGAAGCTAGATTTGATAACCCATTTGCGTATTATACTCAAAATATACACTACTCATTTGTTCAATACCTTAATATGGAGAAGAAACATAGAAATATACGAGATAAACTTTTAGTGAATAATGGATTAGATCCATCACATTCATTTTCTGCTGAATATGCTGAAAACGAAAACGTAGCATCAAACCCAGCATTATTATTTAATCCAGCCGAAATTATGTTCCAAGAACCCACTCCAGAAACCGACGATGACGAGTAAGTCAAAAACGACATGAAAACATTAAACAAATCATTAATGTTTACCGATATTCATTTTGGTAAAAAAAATAACTCAGATCAACATAATTTACATTGTATTCAATTTATTGAATTTGTTTGTAATCATATTAAACAAAATCAAGATATTGATCATGTTATATTTTTAGGAGATTGGCATGAAAATAGATCGGCTATTAATGTATCTACTTTATATTATAGTTATAACGGCGCTAGTTTATTAAACGATTTAAATATTCCAATTTATTTTATTATTGGAAATCATGACCTTTATACTAAACATAGTAGAGAAGTTCATTCATGCCATTGGTTTGATGAATTAACTAATTTTATAGTAATCGATCATCCTACTGTAGTTGAAAATATAGGTAATGGGGCTTTATTAAGTCCGTTCTTATTTCATTATGAATATCCAACATTAAATGATTATAATGTTAAAAATGTCTATGGGCATTTTGAATTTTCCGGCTTTGTTGTAACTGGGGCGAGTACTAAATTCCAAGGCGGACCTGATCATACGGATTATAGTAAATTTAAACGCGTATTTTCAGGTCACTTTCATAAAAGACAAATAACTGATAATGTCATTTATATTGGAAATACATTTCCGATGGATTTTAGTGACGCTAATGATTTTGATCGAGGATTTGCAATTCACGATCATATTAATGATGATGTTAGTTTTATTAATTGGCCTGATTGTCCGAAATATATTAGTACCAATCTATCTACTATTATTGATAATCAAATAGAAATACCGGATGGTGCAAATATTAAATGTATAGCTGATATTACTATGGATTATAGTAAAATGATAGAATTTAAACGAACTATCATGGAAGTTTATAATTTAGCTGATATTGCTATAGAAGAACCACCAACTCAATTTTTTGCGGACGGAATTGAAGAAATTGAAGATACAAAAGTTATTTCAATAAATGATGCTATTGTTGATATGTTAAGTAAAAACATCGAATCGAACGGCATCGATAATAATCAATTAATCCAAATTTATATACAATTATGATTACCTTTTTCGAATTAAATATTAGAAATTTTTTATCCTATGGAAATGTTCCCACTTCAGTTAATTTAAATCAAGGTGGTGTTGTTTTAATATCGGGAACAAACGGAGTAGGTAAAAGCTCCATTATCGAAGCGTTAATATTTGCATTATATAATACAACTATGGCTGAAGGTAATGTTGATGATTTAGTAAATGATATTAATGGCCGAGATATGGAAGTCTCGGTTACTTTTCATAAACCAACTCAAGGTTATTATAAAGTAACACGAGCAAGAAAAGTTGGTAAATCAGCAAATGGAAATTTCGTTAAACTATATCATAATAAAACCGAATTAGTATTTGAAGATGATCATGAAATTTCATTAGATGGTACTAGAACGACTGATCAATTAATAATTACTGTATTAGGTATGACGTACGAAATGTTTTCACGTATGATTGTAGTATCTGCTACTAATTCACCATTCCTTGATTTGCCCGTAACTGCGACCGGTAAATCATCACAAACTGGATTTATGGAACGGTTATTTGATTTACATATATTAGCAGAAAAAGCTCAAGTGTTAAAAGATCAAATTAAATTAAATGAAGTTGCAGTTAAACAACATATATCGAAAATTGATCAAATTAGACAAGAACAAAGTAGATTAAATCAGCAAATCGAAAATGCAAGAAATAAAGCAGAAAATCATGATTCTACAGTTAAACAAAATATATTTCATTATAATGAACGTTTAGAAAAAATTAGCTGCATTAATATAGATCAGGAACGGGCATATTATGATCAAGTAAAAACTGCGAAGCTTGAAATTAATGAATTTAAACAACAGCAAATTACATTATCTAATAGTTATACTAAACAAAATGCGATTAAAGATCAAAAAGAATCAGAATTAGTGAGCTTAAAAAATAGTAAATGCCCGTATTGCGAACAACATTATCATAACGAAGAAAAAATTAATGAATGTACTATTAAGATAGATGAATGCAATCAGAATATTTTAGAAATGGTTGATTTTTTAGATGAATTAGATAAATCAATCGAAGAGAAAATGTTGGAACATGATGATATATTATCTAAAATGTCGGTGAAAGAATTAGAAGCAATTTTAAATATTAAGCACGAAATTGATACTATTAAAACTAAGATATCTGATTTAAAAGATAGTAAAAATGTTTATTTAGAACAGTTAACTGAATTAGAGCAAATCGAATTAGATCCGATAGATACTGAAGGTTTAGATAAATTAAAGAATCTATCAGCGCATCAAGATTTTCTTTTAAAATTATTAACTAAAAAAGATAGTTTCGTAAGAAAGACTCTATTAAATTCGAATTTAAAATATTTAAATAGTAGAGTTCAAAAATATCTACAAGATATGGGATTACCATTCTTAGTTGAATTTAATTCTGCTATGGCTGCAGAAATTAAAAAATTAGGTAGAAAAAGACCATTTGGTAAATTATCCAACGGTCAAAAATCTCGAGTTAATATAGCATTAACTTTAGCATTTAGAGATGTACGACAAAAGATGAGTGCTCCAGTTAATGTGTTTATGTGCGATGAATGTTTAGATGTCGGTTTAGATGAAAGTGGTATTTCTGCAGCTATTTCGATTTTAAAGAAAAAAGCATACGAAGATAAAATTACAATCTATATTATTACTCATAGAGCGGAAACTAGTAATTTATTTGATCAAGTAATGCATATTACTATGGATAATGATTTTAGTAAAATCGAGTATAAAAGCAATTTAATTGGCTAATATCCACCGGTCATATATTATATTCTAAATATTAACATTTAGGATATAAGTATGACCGTTTTTATAGGGATAGATCAATCATATACTAGTACTGGGTATTGCGTAATAAAAGATAATGATGTTTTAGATTTTGGTGTTTTTAAAACGTCGATCCATGATGGTGATATTCACGATCGTGCAAATAATGTAGTAAATAGTATTACGTCATTATGTAATAATTATAATGATTTTAAATTTTCAATGGAGGGTTTATCCTTCGGTCAACGCGGTAGTGCGACTAGAGATTTAGCTGGTTTGCAATTTATTATTATCAATCATATACGGTTTCAGTTAAAAGTATTAGACATAAATATAATATCTCCGAAATCGATCAAGAAATTTGCTACTGGTTCTGGTGGGAGTTCAAAAGTAAAAGTAACTAAAACGATGATGGTGCATTCGTTACCAGAAGAAATAAAAGCATTATTTAAAACGAAATATAAAACATCTACTGGATTATATGATGTAACTGATGCTTATTATCTGGCGAAGTATAATCAATCGATTTCAAAATAAAACTAACAGGTATACCTATGAATTTACATGAATTATTAAACGGCGGTACTATTAATCATACAACTGCAATGTATAATGATAAACCTAGAAATATGCATCCAGCTTATCCACAATCACAGACTGCAGAACCAAATCATCAAACTCAAAATACCAATCATCCGACTGAACAAGAAGATAAAGTAACAATGGATATTCCATTATTCATTCGATTATTGGAATGGGCTAAAGAAGATTCGGAAACTGATATGGATTTGCATGAAGTAGCTGAGCGTATTACTAAACGTCAATCCGAATGTTTAACTATGGATGATTACGATTCAATTATTATTCCGAAATCAAAAGACTAATGACTATTTTATATCAATGCAATAAATGCAATAGACAAATCGATTTAATAACTACAGTTCCGGCTATGTATCGATGTGTTATTTCTGCTGATTGCAATGGTGAAATGTTCTTTATTAAGTATAATAAAAATATTAGTAGAGGGCAGGAGCCGCCGGCGACTGATTATATTGATTGGATTAAACAGGATCATATTTTTACCTTTAATCAAGTGAAACCAGTTAAAAATTGGCGAATAAAACATCAGTTAAATAATCATCCCGAAGTTTTAGTTTTTAATTATATTGATAATGTTTTAGAACGGGTTTATGATTATGAGTTAACGTATATCGATAATGAATATATCAATATAAAATTTAGACAGCCTAGATCTGGAGCGGCTCAATTATTATCGTATGATAAATCTATCGATACTTATGATATAGAGACTTCAGATCAGTATTTTAAATGTACAAAAAATAGGTATCTTACAGTCGCTACCCATACCCATATAGAGTCACTAAATTATTTACCGCCTATTATGTTAGGTTCTAGATTAATTACTGATTATCCATTAACGACTAATAATCCGTATTTGGCTTGGGGTAGAACTCATGATAATGTCCCAATTTTTGACGTTACTATATTTGGTAATATTTTTAAGGTAAATACATTTCAAATTGCCTTTTCGAATGAAAAATTGTATTTTAATAAAGAATTTGTTTTCGAAGAAAAACCAATCTATATTTTATTATCCAATAGTACCGATCCTATTGATAAAATATATGATAGAGTTGTTTTATTGAGTGATTTAAATTCAACCAACAATGAAATCAGGAATGGTGAATTATATTGTTCTCCTAGTATAATTCGCGATTGTTATCCGAATGTCTTAGTTAATAATCCATAATCATCTTGATTAAATGCGCTCAATATAGTATAATATGTATTATATTGGGCGTATCTGCTGTTATTGCGGTCGATATATTATTTGTTATGCAATATGATTAATTCTTAAGAAATCCCGTTTAAACCCCAATTAAGGCATGTAATTATGGATGAAAAAGATCAAAAGAAATATATTGTGTATTTAAAGCAGCTAATCGATACTTTAAATAAGCAGTTGAAAAATGAAAAACGAAAAAATCGAGATTTAGAAAACCAAATTAAGTATTACAAATCAAAAATTAAATAGAGGACTATATGAATCCGGAAAAACAGAAATTAATTATTGAATATCTGTTATCATCTGCAGACGTATTTACTATTACTAACAATATAATCGAATATAAGTATTTCGATCCTGAATATCGATATGCGGTTAAGTTTATTAAAAAATATTTTGATCAATTTAGTGCATTACCTGATTTAGATCAAGTATATGCCGAGTCAGATATACAATTTAAACATCAAGAATTAACAAAAGATAAAATTGAATACTGTATCAATGAAGTTGAATTCTTTTGTCAGATTAAAGCGGCAGAGAAAGCAGTTTTCGAAGCATCTGAGATTATCGCTGGTGGTAAAGATATCCATCAAATTAAAAGTATTATTGATAAAGCATCCGAAGTAGCCATTCATAAAACAGTTGGTGTTAGTTTTTTTGATGATCCGGATATCATGTTAGATCAAATATCATCTCAGCCGGCTATATCATCTGGTTATTCGTTATTAAATGATTATTTAGGTGATGGTTTGAGAAGAACCGAATTTTTATTATTAGCTGCGAATAGTGGCGGTGGTAAAAGTATGGTTATGGCTAATATTGGATTAAATTTAGTTGAGCAGGGGTATAATGTTTTATATGTTAGTTTAGAATTATCGGTTTCGATGATTTATAAACGTTACGTCAGTATGGTAACTGGAATTAATCAACGAGATATTGAAAAAAATAAACAAGAAGCTGCTATTAAAATTAAAAATGCAGCGTCGTCGAATTCAGGTATGTTGTTTATTGAGCAGATGCCGGTAGGAACAACATCTAATCAATTACGAGCTTTATTGCGAGAATTTGAATTAAAACGAAAATGTATTCCGGATTGTATTGTTTTAGATTATATAGATTTATTAGGAACTAATGATCGCATATCGGCGGATAATGTTAATCAAAAAGATAAAGCAGCATCTGAAGAATTTAGACAAATATTAGTTGATTATAATATGATAGGTATTAGCGCATCTCAGCAAAATAGAGGCGGGGTTGAAGCTAAAGAAGTAAATCATAGTCATATTGCTGGTGGTATTTCAAAAATTCAAACTTGTGATGTTTACATATCAATTATTTTTACTGATATAATGAAACAACAGGGGGAGATGGCTTTCTTATTATTAAAAACTAGAAGTTCTGATGGTGTTGGTAAGACGGTTCATTTATCATGGAATGCAAATGCATTAAGAGTAACTGATCCGAAGATCGGACCGACCGGGGCTCCGGTATCGAAATTTGTTGTGACTAATAATGAATTAAAGAACGCAAAAGAAGCTCAGCGAAATCGATTGCTTGATATGTTCGGTAATGAGTAAATAAAAAAGGGCCTTATAGGCCCTTTTTTTTATAATGAAATTAATCCGTAATATTTAGGAGTATCTTCAAATATTTTTAAACCGAATCTAGAAAGGAAAGACATTGATGGCTGCATATTAGTTTCATTTAATTTCGCGCCGCCATTCATTAAATATTGGTATGGGGCGAAATAAGCTCCGCAATCAGAAGTAGTTGATCCTTTATATCCAACTAAAATTTGATTAGTTAAAATTGAGTCGTTAGTATATGCGATAATATTAGTAACGCCGCCTACACTACCACAAAAACCATTAACTATATTCGATTCTTTCTTTAAATATTCATCTCGGATATATTCACCATCTTCAGATATAGTAAATGATGGGTGGCCTATAAATCGAGCGAATAATTCGTGAGAAATTACTGCGAAATTTCCGACACCTCTTTTTGATTTTTTAGCGATATTATTCGCAGTAATCATAATTGCAGTTAAGATTTGATCTACTGACGCATCAATAAATTTATAATCCGTTTCTACAACTGTTAGTAATTCGCCGATTAAGTAATTTTCTAATTCTGATATTAATTGTACATTTGCCGCATTATAAACTTCATTTATTAATGACGGTTGATGCATTGCATTTAAATCTTGTAATAATTCCACGGAAAAACTAGCTTGCATTTTTTTAGATATCGCTTCGACTGCCATTGATATAAATTCCATCGATAATCGAGTAGCGCCGGAATTACTACTATCATCCGATTCTTTCATTTGTAAATGATATATTAAACCCACTGGGCCGGACATTGGTTGAGTTCCGAATATATCTAAAATAATCGAAGTATCTATAAATTGCAATATTGCATTATACCCTAGATTTTGTATATCTGGCGAAATAGTATTATTTTCGGAGCTAGCTAATTCATAATATTTTATTTGATTCGATAATAATTGTTTAGCAATAGTATATTTACTATTGGATGGGTCATATTTTGATATCGCATTATTAATAAACGATTCATCGTCATTAATTTTATTATTATCTTCGATTAAATCTAATATTTGTTTTGTTAATTTCGGAGTAATAGTTATATTATATAATGCTTTAATGATTTCATCCATTTTGAATGTCCATTTTTAATAAGTATAAAAAAACCGGAAAATATTTTATTATTTTCCGGTTAGAAGTTTAAATTTATAAAAAATTAAACTTCTTCTGATTCTTCAGTAACTGCTTCACCATCTTCAGAACCTTCTTCTTGTTCTGTTAATAACGCACTAACTAAACGATTAATTTCATGGAATAACCATTTACTAGCTGAACTAGAATGAATTAAGTCTTGTTCTGCAGCTTGCGCACGAACTACCGCTTCATCATAAG